TAGCCAGAGTGGATACCTGAATGTTGGAGTCTATGCTTAATCATGCAGATGTCATTGACCATCACCGACCAACTAACAGACCACTCAGGTATATGATCTTTGAGCGTCGTTCCTTGAATGCCTTTGAACTCAGGAACAGAGCCAGCTAACTTTTTATCAAACCGTATGTCGTGGTTACCTGTAGTCCGATGTAAGAAAGTACCTAGACCTTTGCAAGCCTTGACGATCTGATCCATATGCCACTGAACCGCTTCGAGTTCATCACGCAGACTTGTGACTGGCTCCCAATCCATAGGGCCGTACTTGGAGATAGTTCCGCCATCAAGGATGTCGCCGTTAGCAATGATTGCTTTGGGCTTTAGGGTCTTGATGAGTTTAAGTAGTGCATTGAACCCCGCAGAAGGTTCTCCAGGCATGAAGTGAGCGTCAGAGAATACGATCACATAGCCTTCAGTTTCTAGCGTCGCTCGTCTACGATTTTCAGGTAAGGTAAAACGAGCGTCTTTTGTTGGAAGAAGGATGTTGTATTTCTTCTCGATTGCCCTTCGTCGCTCGTACACATTGCGAAGGGTAAGACCTATACGGTCTGAAATCTTCGTTGGGCTTCCTAGTTCTTTCCAGACTCTGATGAACTCTTCATCTTCTGCCTTTTTTCTCACGCCAAGCTCCACGCTCTATGCTCTGGATCATCTTGCGCGGAATCACCAAAGACTGAGCAATTGCGTCGTCAGTCAATGACTGACAAATTTTCACGCCCTGCTTGGTCTCTGCTAACAAAAAACCTATCGAGACAACAAGCGGAACCTGAAAGTCCTTGGCTTTCTCTGGGCTATCACCCCACCCAAGAGTGTCGTGGCAGGCATCTTCCCAAACTACTTTAACTACTGGAAGATTGTGCTTCATTTTTCTTATCTTTTATGGCATGGAACCATTTCCAGACAAGCCAGCCGGACTGTAACACAATGTAGAGCAAGGTAGCAACTGCCACCCATTCATTCAGAGTCAGACCGCCAACAGTCACGGCTGTTGTGATTGCTACAGGAGGAGTGGCTTTTGCAACTTCTACCAGTACGTCTGACTTCTGTTCGGGTGTCATCTCTCAATCCAACTTACAGTATCTTCATCCCATGAGTACATTTTACCGTCAGTTGGCATTGCTACGGGAGCCTCCCACTGCGCGTCTGCATTGAGAATCCAACTGGCAAAAGGCTTAGGCGGAACAAACGCGTCAATGTCAGACCTGTAGGTGTAGCCAATCCCTGCGTAGTTCTTACGCATGTTGCCGTTGTAGGAAGTCTGCTTCCAAGTGCCACCAAGAATCTTCTCAAGATGCGCTGCGCCGATGTGTTCTTTCTCAACGCCAGAGGCATCAGAGGTGTCTTTGTTATCCACTACGACAACTTGTTGCACCACACCATTTTCATCAATACGGGCAAAGTGAGCCATTACGCCTCCAGCTTTAATCCAGTTAAATCCATTTCTTCCCCGACAACACCGACAGGGAAGGTGTTAAACGACAGTGAGATTCTTACGTCATCGCCTTTGACTTCAGGAACCATGTGCGTCAGTGACGACGGGAACAGAATCAGCTTGCCAGCAGTGGCTTCAAACCACCAACTTTCAGAGTTATAAGCGTTCCACTCTGACGGAGGAAACTTGATCTGTTGCCAGCCATCACGGTAGAAATAAATCTTGTCATCAGGGTTTGTCTGCACATAAAACACGCCTGAGATGTAGCTGTTGGGATGTGCATGTTTGTGATGGTATTGCCCTGGTTCCGAGTAGTTACACCAGCTTTGCGTGACTCTCAAACTTACGTTGTGCTTTGGATTGACTGTGCTTCTGAAGTAATCCGAAACGCTATCTTCAATAAACGAACGCAGTGAGGTCAGCGCAGGATCACGCAGTACAAAGTTGTTCGTGCTTGTGGTGTTACCCATGTTGGGTCTTGTTGGCAGTTCACGGATAAAGAACAACTCCTCATCGCTCAGAGGTCTACCAAGTTCTGCAAAACCTACAGGTATGGGGAATAAGTTATGCAACTGCACGTTCAAATTCCTCTTTGGCTATGCCCATCTCTTTGAGTTGCTCGTCGGTGTAGATCGTAGGGATGCTGTCCTCAAACTCTCTGATCTTGTCAATGACCCAATACACTTCTTCAATGCTTGGGCATGGCCGTGGATCATCCCACCGAGTAAAGACGTTATTTGATATTTCCCACTTCGCACCTGGACGAAGCAAGTGCATGGCTGTATCAATGCCTAGAAATTTGTAAACTTTTGTAGTCATGTTATTGATTGATTTTGATAATTACGATACCGGAGCCGCCTTGACCGCCATTAAAAGATGTTCCAGGAGTGTTTACACCGCCACCACCACCACCACCTCCAGTGTTTGCTGTTCCAGCAGTTCCGGCTGCATCTGTACCACCATTTCCGCCACCACCTTTATCAGCCGTTGTTGATGTACCTCCACCAAGCCCTGCTATAAAACCATAAGGTGCGCCGTTTCCACCGCCACCGCCACCGGCATAAGTTACAGAAGAGCCTGTAATTGTTGATGCCTGAGCAAGTCCTCCATCTCCTGCTTTTCTTGGTGTTGATGAAGAACCTGCTCCACCTGCGCCACCTGCGCCACCACCACCACCAGAACCGCCAAACGGCGAACCGCCAGAATAACCAGCACCACCATTGAATCCTTGATAGGCAACTGCTGGTGCGCCATTCCCTCCGGCAGACGGTTGTGAAGGTGTATTACCGGTTCCCGCAGTCGCGGTGTAGCTTGCCCCAGTCCAACCACCACCACCGCCAGAGCCGCCATTACCTGCACTAGTACCCCCAGAGCCAGCACCTCTACCTCCACCAGCAGAAACAATTCCAGGTGTTGCAAACGGAGAAGGAGACGATCCACCAACAATAGACGAAAGATCACCGGCTCCAGCCGCTGTTGCTGGGGAAACAATACCGCCTGCCCCACCAGCCCCAACGGTAATTACATAATCTGTATTAGCAGAAACTTGAGCCGCTGTTCCCGTTCTAAAACCACCAGCCCCGCCGCCAGCACCATAGTTCGCACCGCCCCCTCCGCCACCACCAACCACAAGATAGTCAACGCTGGTAACACCTGTCGGGCATTTCCAAGTAGTAGTGCCTTTGAATACAAAGACCGTTTGTGATGGTACGGTGTACTTCAGGATAACAATGCCGGAGCCGCCATTACCACCAGTAAAAGGGGAAGTTGTTGATGTACTTGCACCACCACCGCCGCCTCCTGTATTCGTAGAACCGTTACTTCCATTAGAAGGAGGTGTATTTGCGTTTCCTCCTCCTCCGGTTCCACCACTTCCAACAGTTGCGCCAAAACTTCCACCACCGCCGCCACCAGCATAAGTAACGCTAGTTCCACTTATAGTCGTAGCGGTTCCATTTCCTCCGTTACCACCACCACTTGAAGTTCCTGAAGTACCTGATGCGCCAGCACCACCGCCGCCACCAGAACCATACTGAGGAGCGCTATAACTTGAACCACCACCGGAATTTCCTTGGCTTGGGCTAGTTGAAGGTGTATTACCAGCACCACCGGCCCCCGTCCCAGTTCCACCTCCGCCAGAGCCTCCAGCTAACCCAGCTTGTGCAGTTGTATTTCCTCTTGCCCCGCCGCCACCACCATTAGATGTAATAGTAGAAAAAATTGAGTCGCCACCAGCACTTCCTGGAGATGTTCCTGTTGATCCTCCAGCGCCAGACCCTCCAACCGTGATGGTGTAATCAGTACCAGCAGTAACAGAAAATCCGGTTCCCGTTCTAAAACCCCCTGCGCCACCACCGCCTCCACCTGAACCAGTGTTGGCATTGCTACCACCGCCACCCCCACCACCAGCAACCACCAAATACTCAACCTCTGTAACACCAGTAGGGCATGTCCAAGTAGACGTAGCGGTAAAGGTTTGGACGATGGTGTAGCCAGCTGAGCTACCAGAAAAGGCAGCAGCAATCATTGCACTTAATGCGCCAGCCATGTTAGGTCACTCCTGCGCCAGAAACATACCAAGTATCTGTAGCTACTTTAAGTAACGTAGCCATTCCCTTTGTTGCTACTGTCCTGTTGCCTGCTGCTCCATTAGCTAACTGGAAAGTAACACCAGCACCAGATATTGTTAGGTTCCCTGAATTGTTGTTAACAACAAGAATGGTTGTTCCTACGTCAATGGCTGTTGTTGCGTTGGTGTTAACCGTTAGCGTTGCTGTCGATCCACCAGTAAAGTAGATATGCTTTCCTGCGTCACTAGCAGCAACCGTTGTGTTTGTACTTTGTGGAGCACCAATGTAACCAACCTTGTTAGTGCCATCTACTGTACAGTTACTTAGTGTTCCTGAAGTAGGTGTACCAAGTACAGGTGTTGTTAAGGTTGGTGATGTTGATAACACCAC